GGGCACAAGCCCGGGAACCCCTTCTAAGTGCGCATATGCACCATAATCCGAGGCCGTTTGCTTGCAAGCGGCCTCTGCTTTATCTTTACTGCGGCCAACAAGAAGGCGTCAGGCAGCAGCCACAGCACCCTTCCACCCATGGCCACCACATGGCTAGACGCCAACCCACCTGACCGCGCGCATGGCGACTACCCGCCCCAGCCCTGCTGAAGCGGGTAACAACAAACGGTGCTACGCTATATCACCTACCTTCTTCTGCCCAGTGAGCTACTTATCCCTACTTCCGCTTCCCACGCCCACGCTTGTGCTTACGGTGCCGCCGCTGGGCACGGCGACGCGCCCGCGCTGGCTTCGCTCGCTTGGCATGCTCACGATCAGAACCACCGGCAGAGGCCCCCGTTGGCACCGAAGGATATTCCCTTAAGGCTTCTGAAAGCTCCTCCCCCATCGCCCAGTCCGGCGCGGTTTCTACCGGATCGCTAAACCCACCTGGGGTGGAAACATTATTGGAGTGCGCAGGCGCCGCATCGCTCAACCGGGGTGGCGTATCATGGGTCTCAGCCTTGGCTTCGTCTACCGTTGTTTTAGGCTGTGGTGCGGCACGCCAGGCGCGAGTGGATTGTTTGTGCTGTTTCTCGCGTTCTTCCTTAGCCACTACGTGAATATTGTGCTCCTTTGCGTACTGCGAGTTGTTGATGAACTCGATGCTGTATTTGTTGTAGTGCACTTCCTCGGGCGTGGGCGGGTCCTGCAGCTCCAGGACCTCGCCAGCACCGCGCCGACTGTTGCATGACCAGCAGGCGACAACCAGGGTCTCTGCCGTTGAGTCCCGATGCCCGTTAAGTGAATCATATGTGCCCCGCCGGTGGCTACGACGGTCTCGCCAATCGACAGTCTTTCCACACCAACGGCATTGGTCCCCATCTCTTAGGCGCACTTGCATGAGCAGATCTGGGTTGCGCTTATCCTTCGACCGGCGACGGTCCAGCTCTACCTCCTCCCGGGACCGCATATGGAAGAGGCCGGGGTCATCCACAAGCCGTAACATCCACGTCCCATCAGGCTGTTTCTCCTCAAAGAGTAAACCCGACCGACTCAGCAGATCAATCATGATATCTTCCCTGCCTGGCGCGACCTGGGCCAGTGCACCGTATTCAACGTAGTAGTCCATCAGATGCTGCGCCGAAATCGACGCCAAATCTAGCAGGACACCTGATGCTTCGTTCTTCAGTTGGTGATTCCCCTCGCAGATCCCAAGTAATCGCATCATTAGCGGATGCGTCGTAAATGTATCGCTCACTTTAAGCCAAGCCATAACTTTCTCCTGTATTTTGTAAATCTCAAAAAATATGAACGCGCGCAACACAAACCATCACGCGCGTTCCTGTTGTGCAGCGCCTAGGCGGCGGGTTTACGCGCACTCGCCCGACGGCGCCGAGTACGACGCACGGGCTGCACTTTCCTAGCGGCACGAGCCGCCCGGGAATGGCCCTGATAGCAGCGTTGGCAAAGCCCCTCTCCCAGATGATGCTGTTTATATTGGTACGGCGTATGACAACACCTCTTCCGCGCATGGGCCGCCACCAGAGCCTGCGGGTCCATAGGCGCCCCACACCACCGGCAACAAAGCTGGTAAGGGTCACTACTGGTTAGCGGTTGAGGGCGATCCGAATAACGCCCAGCAACCACACCGGCAACCCGCACCCCACGCCACTCACAGTCCGACAGCATCCGCTCACAAGCCTCAAGCAGAGGGCACTGCGCACACAAGAGTTTGGCCTGCTGGTGGCGCTTCCGCATCCGCGCCACCGGCTCACCCGCCGCAGCCGGATCCCACAGACTCGGCGCATCACGGGTCGCCCGCATATCACGCTGCTGACAGATACCCAGCTCAGCATCACCACCACACGGCAACATCCCACCGGTCATACCGCACCACCAGTCGGATTCGTACGCAACCGCCGAACCTTCGCCTTCTGGGGCTTCGCCCCATCAATCACCGCTTCGTACTCAAACCCATCACCATCACGCACCACAGCTTCCGCCCCAGCGCTAGCCCCCTCCGGGACCGCGCCGGGGAGTCCCGGGAGGGGCTCTTGAACGCCACGGTCAGCAGGCACGAAGGAATACGACTCGAACATGTCCTTCAATGCGACATACACCCTGGCACGGTGGCGTTGGGTTGCGAGCGGCACCGGGGTGATATCTGTATCAAACTGGTGTGCTGCAGCGCCCAGCGCGGCCGCCTGGGCGGCAGTGAACATAATTGGATCATCTGCTTGGCCCACCATCCCAGCACGATCTTTTGCTCGTGCTTTCGCCTCAGCACGCACCCGGTCGAACAACTGCGCCGTGTCTGTGGTGAACGCCGAATCAGCCCGCGCCGCGGTCACCTCCGTCAGGTCACCACAGGTGCCGGAAAGATCCTGCAACTGCACTTCCTCATCGCGGATGAAGATAGCAGCCCTTGCATCGTCTTCTTCCTTATCCGGCTTGAGCTTTAAGAAAAGCTTGGCGCTAGCTGCGGTGATCTCTACCACCCGGTGGGCTTCTTCTACCGCATCGAAGTAGGCACTCACATAGGCCTGAACTACATGCTGGGGGTTCGCAGCAACCACCAGCAGGCTCCCGGCATAGGTGATGAGGCGAACCACATCATAGATTTCTGGTTTGCGCTCCGTCACTCCGACCACCGCGCGGATAGCACGCTGCAACTCCCGAATATCCACAACCAGTTTGGAACGTGCCGGCATCTTCTCAGGCATGATCGCTCTCCGATCCAGCATCGGCGCCAGACCCGTCGACGATTTCACGCAGCTTGGCGGTTACCGCACCCATACGGGTAATCAGCTCGGTCAATGCTGGTGCCGAAGTGGCAGCAGCACCGGACCCCGCCACCAAATCCGCCACTTCCAGAACTTTCTCCCGAGCGTTTTCCGCAAGCTCGCTCAACTCATCCCAATCACTAGAATGCATCGCATCGGCCAGCTGCTTCTCCAGCTGGCGGTTTTCGATACGTAAAGACTCCCGATCACGTTTTACCCGATCCAGCTCAGTGTGCAGCTTACTGATACGGTCCGTGGCATCCACCGCCTTATGCAACGCATCCAACGATGACGAGCGCTCCATCAGCTTTTTGATGACGTCCTGCTGCCACGCCATAGTGCGCTCCATACCACTCCAGGCGCTGTTGAGGCTTTGCAGCAGCTCTTGATCTAGTCTTGGCGCAGCCATACTGCCACCCCTTCTTCTCGAACCATGGCAGCCTCCCGGATAGCCTCCAAGAACGGCTGATCCAATGCCTGAATCTCCGGCGTGAGCTCCTCAAAAGGCACCAACGCAGGATGGTCCGGCCGGGCAGCAGAAGCCCAAGCCGCCCACGCATCATGCACATCCTCCAGCTGCGTATCAACACCCTTCGCCCGCATCAGCAGCGCATAGGTGTAGAACAGCGGCAGCTGCTCCTTGGTGATTTCGGCGTCGATCTCCTCAGGCAAACATGCCACGATCAACGCCGCATCCGCCTCCAAGTAATTCAGATTCGTCATTATGCAGCCTCCAACGCTAACTGGCGACGAGGCCGGACAGCCTTCCGCACTAACGCCATATACCGTTCCCGTTGCGCCTCAATCAGTTTCATGTGGGCATAAGCCACCGCGTCACCCCAGTTACGGAACGACGCGATCAACTCCCCGCCCCACAGCACTTCCCACAAATCCGGGTATGAGTCGCCAGTCAACACGCCGAAAAGACCATTCCGCTTCACACCCGGCCGGAACCGGATCCGCAATTTCAATTGCAGCTGGTTCATGATTGTTTTCCCTCCCGCGCAATAGCCGCGTTGGCCCACATCATGGTCTCCTCCAGCCGCAGCAGTGCTTGTTTCTTCTCCCAGCCATCAGCCAGCAGAGCATCCAGCTCGGTCGCCAGGGTCTTGATCTTCTTGCCCATCTGAACCCGCCGCTTGCGGGTCTCAGCATCCAGGGTGCGGTAATCAAACCGCGCATCAATATTGTTGGTCATCATTTCCTTCTTTCATTTCAATTGCGCCACAGCGATGGCTGCTAGTCGCCACCGCGGAGCACATGCTTGCCAATCACAGTGATCGCACCGTCCTCGTCGATGTAGCCCATGTTCAGCATCGCCCGCCGCCCAGCAGCGGTCATTTTCTTCCCCGCAGCGTGACGGCGTAGCGACTTATACGCCAAGTGGCTCTCGTAAGTGTTAGACTGGCCGCCAATACGTTTCCAGGACATTTCTTTTCCTTTCTCTGGTCTTGGGAATGTGTTTTTATGCAGTCCCCCGCCTTCCTCAGCGGGGGACCAAAATTATCAATAGGGGTTGTGGAGCCGCCGGCTATGTGAACAGGCGGCTCAACAGTGCGAACTTGGATGTGGGAATCGCTTCAAAGAAGATGTCACCATCGAAGATGCACGCATCCCAACCCTCACGGACGACACGGAAACCATCAACATGCATGGTGATGAGCCCGGCATCCTCAAGGACGAATAACTGGCGCATCTCCTCGAATCGCTCCTCCGGCACCCGGAACAGCTCACGGTCCCCACGGGTGAAAACCACGCCATCATCGACACGCTCGACAACGGTCCAGTCGAAAAGTTTGCCCAGGTACACGTGCGTGGCATCATCCTGCGGTAATGGCTTCGGAGCAGGATACGAATCGCCCTGGGCGGCTTCCCCTGCGGCAGCACCATCATCATCGCCATCACACTCGTCATCCCAACGCTTCAGGAGATCATCCACAGCAATATCAATCGGGTCATCCACGTCTGAAACAGCAGTAGCATCAGCAATCGACTCATCAGTCAACGCATCCGAAACACCATCATCCACTGGCTGCGCACCCCGGAGCCGAATCTGGATCCCCTCATCCGTGGCCACCAGGTCGATCGTGCAATCCTGATCGGTGTCTGCGTGCAGGTGCAAATGGAACTGGATAGGGGCGCCATCGCTCACTGGGATGCTCATATCAACCACACCAGCCCCCAACTCCGCACTGCTCATCATTGTTATTCCTTTCTCTTGAAGAGGTTTACGCACCACACCTCGTGGCGCTTGGTGCCCATGGCGGGAGTCGAACCCGCGGCATCCATATGAAGCCCGGACTGGATGCGGCCATTTCATGGGCCTGGTGCCGGATAACCCACCGGCGGCGGGGCTGAGATAGCCTGTCTAGATGCGATAGGTGTTGCGTTCCACCAGCTCCTCCACCTCCGCACGGATGTACAAAATCTTTTGCCTTGAAAGCCGGATCCGAGACAGTCGCCCTTCCCTGGCATAGCGCTGCAAAGTTCTGGTTGAAATCCGCAGATACTCCGCCGCCTCACGAGTTGACATATAACGCGACATCACAAAACCCCGGTTCGCTTTACGACGACACCATGTCCCTCACTGTGATACTCATTAAGCGACGTCACCAACAGCTCAATAGCTATGATTAAGCCGGAAATGCACTCACTTGAAACATCAGCCGCAACACTTTTCCAAGGCCCCAGTAACCCATGAAAATAGTGCACCAACTGTCCATAAACCCGGATACGATCAACAAGCGATCGTTGCCGGCAAAAATAAGCAATACGTCGCACAGTGGTAATGCTCAATTCAACAACAGACCAGCCCAAACGGTCACTGCTCAGTTTGACTCCACGAACGGAATAAGCGCCACCATCCTCGGCAAGCCTTATCGCAGTCGCGTAAGTAAAATTCGCGTCAAAAGCAGTGCCAACGCGAAGCAACGCATCCTCGGTCTCTTTGGCGTATTCCAGGATTATTTCGATCAAACGAACAGAAGCCTCTTCTGACGAGGCCAAAGCCTCTTGGCTGGGGTCGCCTTCAGGCTTGGGATAATGCGCCTCCCAAACTTGAAAATGCTCGACCGTATCCGCCAGATACCGCTCAGCTATGGCAACCGCCACAGAATCACTCGTTCCTGTCATTTCTTCTACTTCCACTTACTTTCTCTCGGGTTTATCCTTCCCCTAGGGCCGCTCACCCTGGGAAGGAGGTGACTACATGTACATGCAAATCAAATACGCGGGGTCGTTTTTCTCTTTTAAAGTTGACGAGGGGAACAAAGAAGCTATTGAAGGACTGCTTCAAGGAGTGTTCCCAGGGATCGTGACTTTCAAGACTCCGAATGGAACCACTGTCTCGCTCAATTTCAGTGAAAATATTCCATTCTTCTTCGAAATTTCCGATACCCCACGTAACGATTGGCCAATCTAGAATCCGTGAGGGACAGTAAAGCCTGTCCCTCACGCGGTAAACCACGTATTGTCCACCAATCCCGACCGGTTATTGACCACCGTCGCTAGGAACTTCGCGTCAGCGGTACTCAGCCACAGGCGCTGTTCCCCGGTTTTCGGGCGGATCATCACGCCTGTCGTGGTGATCTGCACCTCTACACGAGGGTTAGACACCTCCACCAGCACATCACCCAACGATTCTTCAGAAGCGTCCTGACCCTCAGCAGAATCCTCAGACGCCTTACCGCCCTTAGCCGTCAAGACACCAGCAAGGTAACGGTAAGCACCGCAAACCGTCCGAACATTAGCCAACTGCCGTTCATCCAAATCCTTTTCCGACAGTTGCAGTCCCGCCAAGGTCTCTTTCACCAATGCGTCAAGCCCCTTACCCTCAGGATCTTTCGCACTCTTGTTCTTCACGAAGTCGTGTACACAAGCTTCCCGAAAAGTATCCGCCTCATCAGCG